TCTATGTGTACCCAATTTAAGCGAGAATGAAGCGAACACAATCCGGCTTAACGAACTTGAAAGAAAGGCTGGCAAGCTGCTTGATGATGTAGTAAGTACCTATGACGGTACAACCTATCGTTACTCTATCGAATCAATTGGTACGGAAGCGGATACGGCCTTGAAATGTCATTATGTGAATGTGAGAATTTTATTTGAAGTAATAAATGTAAAACTATAAGATTATGATTTCAGCAGTAGGAATAAAAAGAATCTTGTTTGCCGATATTGATAAGGTAACGGCAGACATTACCCCCGAAATCGCAAAGACTTTGATTCAAGCCGCTATCAAAGCGAAAGATGAGGTTTTGAATGTACACGGGGAAACGTGGCAGATTGAGGAAACGGAAGCCTCTGTCACTGGGTACAAGAACCAATTAACGGGAAAGAATTACCGTTACGATGATGTGCCGGGAGAAGTATCGCCCGCTTTCTCTATCGGACAATATGACTGGAAGACCAAGAAAGCGTTCATGGGTGGCGATGTTATTCAGGCAACATCTAAAGATGTGGGTTGGAAGCGTGCTTTGGATAAAGTTATTATCAACAAAGCATTGTTCTGTCTGACCGATGATGATGTCTGGTTCATCTTCCCAAAATGCCGTATTGTTTCTCGTGAAGCCAATACGGATAAGGCAATTGCAATCGCTGTAAAGGGCTTGGTGCAGGAACCGGGAATTGAAGGCGTTTCTTCTGAGTATAACTACGAAGAGGGGCAGATTAAAGCTTTGCAGGCATGAACTACAGTAACCATTGTACCTACTCCTTCCGATGCGACCGTAAAGCTGGACGGTGTAACGGTCAAGTCAAAGCAGGTGAATGCTGGGGCTACCGTTCACTATGAAGTGTCGAAAGTGGGGTACGTCACTCAGTCAGGAGATATTAAAACCACTCCTTCTGAAGTTGATACCACTCTTAAAAAAGAGATAACATTGGTAAAAGCACAAGAGTGATAACCGGGGGATGGATATATACCATTCCCCCTTTTAGTTTAAGAATATGAATCAAGCAGCAAAAACGGTTTCTGATGCTTTGTTAGGGCTGGATTTCATGAATGTGGAGATAGGAGGGATGGTTTATACCATTAAACCTCCTACAATTAAAATTATCTGTCGTGCCATTCATCATTTTTCCAATATCGGCATGACTGGAGATAATGTCATGGAAGCTATTAAAGAACTTCCTGAAATTACTGGAGATATGCTGAAAGGCATTTCTTGTTTCATCTGTGGCAGTGAGGAACTGGCTGATAATTTGGAGAACGGGACTTTTGAAGAAGTTAGGAATGCTTTGGAGGTGTGTTTTTCCATAATGGATATTTCGGCTTTTCAGTGTGTCAGCTCGATGAGGAACGTGTCGATGCTGGCAGCAAAACCGAAACAGTAGGAAACACAACGTTCTTCGGGCAGATAGCCCATTTGATTGACACGCTGCATCTGAGTTATACAGAAGTGTTTGAGATTATCCCTTATCGGAATCTGCTGATGATGCAACGGGATAAATTACGCGCAGTATATGGTGGTCAGAAGGTGAATAGAATCAGTGGTAAGGAATTGGCTAATCGTAGGAAAAAGAAATAGATATGTCAAAATTATATTTTAAGATAGGTAGTGACTGGGAAGAAGTTGTAAGACTTCGTAATGAAATTGCAAAATTAAAGCAGGAGTTAATGAGCATGGATGGCACGCAGTCTCCTGCTGCTTTCAAGGCTTTGAATGCCCAACTTGCTGCATCCAACCAAAGATTGGATGAGTTGGTGACTAATGCAGCCAAAGCTGGAGCGGAGATGGAAACGGGATTCAAAAGGAAAATCTTCGATGCTTCCCAGGCCGTGAATGGATTCACAGAGAAGATTCTTGCTCAAAAAGCGGTAGTTAAGGATATTGAAGCGGATGTAAAACGACTTGGGGATGCTTATCGTATAGCATTGAAAAGGAATCCGTTATCAGCAAATGGCAAGTTAGAAGAATACAATGCTGCCCGCAAAGCTCTTGATGAAGAAAAGGCGGCTTTATTTGGATTAACCCAACAACAAGCCGAAGCGCGTCTTTCCGTAAAGAAACTTCGGGATGAATACGCCCTTTACAATGATAATGCTAAGGAAATCGTAGAAAGTAACAACGGTATCGCTATTTCTTGGAAGAAAGCATTGGCGGTTATTGGTGGTGCTGGAGTATTAAAGGCATTAGGTTCTGAAATAATTCGTGTTCGTGGAGAATTTCAATCTATGCAGACCGCTATTGAGACTATGGTTGGAAAGGATATGGCAGGGCAACTGATTCCGCAAATCAAGGAGCTGGCTAAGATTTCTCCACTTACTATGTCAGATATGGTTGGAGCAGAAAAGATGATGCTTGGATTTAACATACAAGCAGAAGACACTATCAAATACTTGAAAGCCATTAGTGATATTTCTATGGGGGAATCCAGTAAGTTCAATTCGCTGACTTTGGCATTTTCACAGATGTCAGCAGCGGGTAAACTTATGGGGCAGGATTTGAATCAAATGATAAACGCTGGATTCAACCCGTTACAGATTATCTCCGAAAAGACCGGAAAATCTATCGCAACTTTGAAAGATGAAATGTCCAAAGGTGCTGTTTCCGCTGAAATGGTTCAACAGGCATTCATTGATGCAACTTCCGCAGGTGGTAAGTTCTATAATATGTCTGAGAATGCTTCAAAGACTATCAATGGTCAGTTGTCTATGATGCAGGATGCTTTGGATTCCGTGTTTAACGAATTGGGAACTAAGTCGGAAAGTGTTATCATGGACGGTATTCAAATGACAACTTCGTTGATTCAGAATTATGAAACAGTAGGTAAGGTCTTGGCTGGATTAGTGGTTACTTATGGTACATACCGGACCGCAGTGATGCTTGTTACTGCTGCCGAAAGTAAACATACTCTTGTGGAGATTGGACTTACCAATGCTCGTTTATTGGCAAGAAAGGCGCAGTTGGCTCTTAATGCTGCTATGCTTACTAATCCTTATGTAGCATTGGCTACGGTGGTTGTTGGATTAACAGCTACTATGTGGGCATTCAGAGATTCTACAACCGCTGCTGAAAAAGGAACAAGGAGGTATAATGAAGAACAAGAAAAAGCGACCAAACTTGATAGAGAACGGAAACAAAAAATAGACGGTCTTATTCAAAGCTCTCGTGATATTGCATTGTCTGACTTGCAGCGAGGTGAAAGTTTGGCGGTATTACGAAGCGAATATCCCAAGATATTTGCCCAATACGATATTGAATCAATTAAACTTGCTGACATACTTCAATTAAAACAACAAATAGCCAAAGAGGATGCAAAGCGCGCAGGCGAGGAAGTTGCAAGAAGTTTTGAAGCTGCTAACAAAGCTGTTTCAGACTATGAAAATGCCCTTTCTGCCAAACAAATCAATGGTGGTAAATTAACACAGCAGGAAATAAACAAGTTAAAAGAACTTCGCTCTTATAGAGACCAATTTCTTGTTGATAAAGGTAAAGGTATCTCTGAACAGTTCATATCCAATCTTAAAGATGTTGATATTAGTGAGTTTGACCGCTACATCTCTGAGTTAGAAAAGAGTATCAAAGGGAAAGGTAAAAATGGAACTGTGAAACTTCGTTTGCCTATTGATATTAAGGGTACTTTGTCTGATGAAGCAATCTATAATGTGAAAGACATAAAAACACTTATAGATACAGCAAAATCAGTCAAGCAAACCCGAATTGATTCAGAGAAGAATAAAACCACCTACAAGCAGGATTATGAGAAAGCAAAGAAAGACTGGGATGATGCTAAGAAGAAACTTTCTGAAATAGAAAAGGATAAATCCAAGTTTACTTCAAAGCAATATGAAGAAGCTAAGAAACGAGTAGAAACAACTGAAAAAGCCTATAAAAATTTAGGTGGTATTACCGGAAGTTCATTAACCAAGCAGGAAAATCAAGCCAAGAAAGAAGCCGAAAACCGACTTAAACAGCAAGAACAGCTTGCCGAACAACTTCTTTCCCTCCGCCGTAAGAACCAGCAGGATGAAATCAACCTCATGGCTGATGGAACAGAAAAGAAGCTGGCTCAGATTGACTTGGACTATCAGAAAGAACTGGATGCCATTAAAAAACAGCGCAAGGATTGGGAAACGGCGCAAGGTGGAAAGCTGACCGACAAACAAGAGGCGAAGCTTGGCACATGGGCTTCCAATGCCGCTAAAAAAAGGGAAAGCGATATTGATTCAACAAGTAAAGCCAAGCTCGAAGCCGACAAAAAAGCATGGCAGGAGTATTTCATTGAGTTCGGCAACTACCAGGAAAAACGAAAGAACCTTATTCAGAAGTATGATGATGAGATAGCGAAGCTGCAATCAGACAGCCCCGAATATGCCATCAAGGTAGCCGAAAAGAATCAGGCTGTAGAGCAACTGGATGAACAGTATGGCAGAACTACCCATGCAATGGCTGATTTGTTCGAGGATGCGAGTAATAAATCCGTTTCCGCTATTCAAGACATCATAGACAAGTACGAGGCCCTTATTGAATACATGTCCGGTACCGATAAAGATATTTCTATTGCCGATTTGAAAGGAATAGGCTTTACCGATAAGGACATTGAAAAGATAGAAAAGGGTGAAATTTCCATAAAGGATGTAACGGATGCAATCAGGGGACTAAAGGATGAGCTGAAAGGTAAATCACCATGGCAGGCTTTCGTCTCTGACTTGGAGAAAGGGATAGAAGCCATAAAAAAGGGTGGCAGTGATTCCAAGAAAGTCGGTCAAGGCATCACCGATATAGGAAATGCCGTAACGTCTTTTGCTCCTGCATTGGGTGAGTTCGGTTCTAACATCGCCAACATATTCGGTGTCAGTGATTCCGCCATAACAGGAGTTACCGATGCTTTAGGAGGATTGGGCACTACAGCCATTGGTGTCGGACAAATCATGTCCGGTGACATTGTTGGAGGTGCAATGAGTGCAGTCAGTGGAATCTCTTCTGTTGTATCTGCGTTTGAAGGGTTGTTCGGTGCTGACTATTCTGATTACGAAAACATGAAAGCCCAATATGAGACATTGATAGCCATTTGGGATGAGCTTATAACCAAGAAGATGGACTACATCGACATCGACTATGGGACGGAAGCGATAAAAGCGGCAGAAGAAGCCGAACAGCTTGTAAATATTCAGATAAGCAGGCAAAGGCAACTAATCAAGCAGCTTGCATCCAGCGGGGCAAGTGCCGGCTCCCACTCATTGGGATACCGTATAAATGACAGATTGTCCAAGGAGGACTATCAACGAATTTCAGGTTTAGTCGGGCAAAAGATTACAGCGGAATATCAGTTGTGGGATTTGTCTTCCGAACAGATAGAAAAGATACTTTCCGATGAAAAACTGGTTTCTGTACTTGATACCGTCAACAAGGATTTTGTTACTTATTTGCAGAATATTGTAGATTATGGAGAACAACTTACCGAGATTGCACAAAAAGAAAAAGAGGCTATTACTGGAATAGGCTTCGATGAGTTTAAAAACGGTTATGCTGATTTGCTTTCTGATTTGGACAGTACCAACGAGGACTTTGCAAATAATTTTGAGAAGTATTTGCAGAAAGCCATCTTCCAATCACTTATTGCCAATGAGTACAAGGACAAAATCAAAGAACTGTATGATGCGTGGGCGAATTACGGGAAGGATGGTCTGTCTTCCGATGAAGCGCGAGAAATTCGTGATATGCAGGCGCAATTAACAGATAGTTTGCTTGCAGAGCGAGAACAGCTAATGAAAGATTTTGGATGGTCTCTTTCTACCGAGCAGCAGTCAGCTTCATCCAAAGGCTTTCAGGCAATGAGTCAAGATACCGGCGAAGAGTTGAACGGGCGGTTTACAGCATTGCAGATTGCAGGAGAAGAGATAAAGAATCAGAATATTATTCAATCTCAATCACTTAATCTACTGACAGTAAAAGCAGATGCTCTACTTTCCATAAATACGGAAACAAGGAATATCGCTGATGATACGCGAGATTTGATAGCACAATCTTATCTTGAATTGGTTCAGATTTCGGAAAATACAGGAGCTATTGTAAAACCAATCATTCAAATTCAGAAAGATATGGCAGAAGTGAAAAACAATACATCTAAATTATAAACTATGTCAGATTTATTGATAAATACCCAAGACGCCTACACAACATGGGGGGTAAGAATGGGAGAGGGCTTTCTTGATGTACTTGGGGCATCATCACCCATGAAAGAATTTATAGAAAATAAGTCCCGGTTGGAACATGGAAAACGTGTGATAATCAATGACCCCAAAATAGATGAACGGGAAATAACACTTTCTTTTACAATTGAAGGAAATTCCCAATCCGACTATCAAGCAAAGAAAAAAGCTTTCTTTGAAGAATTGTATAAAGGTGTGGTTGATATTCAAGTTCCGGCTAACAGTAATGAGATTTATCATCTGATTTATCTTGGGAAAAGCGTTGCTTATGCACAGAGTTTAGACCAGACTTTCGGAAAAATTTCAGCCAAGTTTAACGAGCCAAATCCGAGCCCGGAAGGGCGAAAGTAGATGATAGGGTGTGGATAACACACCCTATTTAGTTTATTCTACTTTTACGTTTATGTTCTTTCCACAATGGGGACAAGTAAGGGAGAGACTGTCTTTCTTTGGTTGCTCAAATAATTCAGAAATATCACACTCAATAGCACTTGCAATACGCTCCAACACTTCTATTGATGGATTACCATTTATATGCTGAGACAACCCGGTCGGAGTGATATTCATTCTTTTGGCAACTTCTCGGACTTCTAATCCATGTTCTTTAATCGCTTTCTTAATATTCAAACCCATAGCTTTGATTTTTAAATTTAATGCAAAGTTACTGTATTCTTAATAATCAAAGTTATCGCTTTGATTAAATATGGTTAAAATGAAGTTTTTGCTTTGATTTTATTTTGCTTAATCAAAGTTATCGCTTATGTTTGCAACATCAAATTAAAGCGATAAAAGTAATAACGCATAAAATATTAAGATTATGAACCGTTACGATTTAAGTAGAATAATGAAGTCTGCCCATCAGATAAAGAAGTACATGAAACTGTATTCTCTTACTCACGGTGTGAAGACTTGGGCAGACTGTTTGAAACTTGCTTGGGCTAACGAAAAGAAGCGTGTGTCTGACGAAGAAGCGATAAACGCAGAGAAAGAAGCCATGAAAGCCGCTTTGGCACAACCTGCAAAACGCAGTTCTTATGATGATTTGTCGATACCTCAATCAGCGTATTACAATCCGTATAGTTACGGGCGTTTCGGTGCTCATTATGTGGGTGATTAAAAGAAAGTACTAACATAAAATATAAAAGTTATGGCAACAATTCAATTGAGAGAAAGCGATAGAAGTAGGGCAATTAACCTTAATCGCAAAAATGATTATGGTTTGGATAATAAACAGATGATGCGCCTTATCAATGCCCACCGAAAAGGCGATGCGTACAAGCGTGCTTTGATAGAGTTTCGCTTGACTGATATAAACTTTCATCGTGAAGTCGAAATGCTAATGAACGGCAAGTATGACGAATTAAAAGAAGAAGTAAAAAAGTGGTAACATAAGTTTATAAGGTGATTTGCAGAGTATAACACATAAAATATAAACGATTATGGTAACAGAAATTAATATTGAAGAGATAAAGAACAAAGTTGTTTATTCTGATTTACTGAAAGCAATGTGTCTCATTAATCAAGCCCGTAGTATAGTATCGGGTACGATGGATGAGAAAGAATTACGGGATGCCGGACAATGGGACTGCTTGGATGATACAGTTTCAAGGCTGAATGAATGTTCTCGTGATGTAAGCTACATTATTGGCATGATTATAACAAGTAGAGTTTCGGCTCTGACAAACTAACACGATTATCCAAAGGCAGTCTTCGCACGACATAAAGACTGCCTTTACTATTCATTTTAAAATCAATGATTATGAAAAAGAATTTAATTGGTCAGAAATTTGGACGGTTAACTGTGATTTCAGAATACGGTAGATACAAGAAAAAGCAGGTACAGTGGCTATGTAAATGCGAATGTGGAAATACAGTGATTGCTACTACTGGTTCTTTAAATAGCGGAAATACAACAAGCTGTGGATGTTACAATAGAAGCCTTTTGGCTAAAGACCTAACTAATAAAGTATTCGGAAAGTTAACAGCTATAAAGGTTGTAGGAAGAAACAAGCATAAATCACTTATATGGGAATGTCTTTGCGAATGTGGAAATAAATGCTATCCTACATCTAATTCTTTATTATCCGGTAATACTAAGAGTTGTGGCTGTGTGCGAAGAAAGAAAAACTCTGAAAAAATGAAAAAGGCAAATTTTACTCATGGCAAAACCGATACAAGACTATATAATATATGGTGTGCTATGAAGGGTAGATGTTACAGGCATACAAACGACCATTATTCATCGTATGGAGAAAGAGGAATTGAAGTGTGCAACGAGTGGAAAAACGATTTTCAAAGTTTTTATGACTGGGCTATAAACAATGGGTATAATGAAAATTTAACCATTGATAGAATAGATAACAATAAAGGATATTCGCCCGAAAATTGCCAGTGGCTATCGTCATTTGAAAATACAAGAAAACAAAGACGCACGGTTTTTATTTCTGTTGATGGCAAGTGTTGCTCTGTCTCAGGATGGGCTAAAATAATAGGCGTGGGGAATTGTACCATAAGGTTATTCTATAACAGGTTCGGTGAGGAAATGACACAGAAAGCAATTCATGATTTTCTCAAAACGAAAGACAAAACTTTATTGTACGTGCGGAATAAAAGGAAATAATCCGGCAAACAGAACCTAATTCACGACATTGGATTTATTGTCGTGTATATGAGTGTCCAAAATAGGGCACTCTTTTTTTTATCTGCGAACTTTGGATGCGTTATGGTAGACATCAAAGACATATCCGGTAAGACAAGATTTTCGACCCCCATTAATGCCGGGGCTAAAGGCAGGTTTACCCTGATGAAGGAAGACTATATCATCCTTCCGTTCAGCGTTCCCGACCCGGTGTATTTCAAGCTCGGCGACTACGTGGATTTGTCGGGAGTGCTTGACGAGTCCCTGGGCGGACTGCTGTCCAAGGTCTATGAGATAGTGGATTTGCAGAAACCTGCCTTCAACGCCTCTACCGGGGGATATGACTACCAGTTGCGTATGGATGCCTACTACTGGAAGTGGAAGAACAAGATTTTCAAGTACACTCCCGAACATGCCGGTCATGAGGCTTCATGGTCTCTGACCGCACCCCTTGACGTGCAGCTCGGCGTATTCCTCCGCAACCTGAAGGCACTCGGATATACATACAAGGGAAAGGAGTTTGAGTTCCGCATAGATTCCACAGTGGAGAACAAGGCCGTTGCGATGAGGTACGACAATATGAACCTTCTTGACGCCCTGTTCTCCATGGCCGATAAGGAGAAATGGGACTGTGACTGCTGGATAACGGATAACATAATCCATTTTGGGCGAAATGAATATGGTGATTCCGTCAGAATCGAGTTAGGGGTTGAAGCGTCAGCCATGACCCGCAGCGACAGCAAAGGTACTTATGCGACCAGAATCTATGCGTTCGGCTCTACCCGGAATATTCCGGCAGACTACCGTCCCGTGGATGAACAGACGGTTGTCAACGGCGTAGTCCAGCGCAGGCTGATGCTTCCCGCGGACACGCCTTACATTGATGTGTATCCCGACATGTCCGAAGAGGAAGCGATAGAGGATATTGTCGTATTTGAAAATGTCTATCCCCGGCGTACGGGCACATTATCCGACGTGCATACCCGCACCGAAGAGGTAAAGGACGAGAACGGCACGAAAGAGACCGTCACCTACTACCGCTACAAGGATACCGGGCTGGAGTTCAAGGATGAATATCTTATCGAAGGTCAGGAACTGAGAATCCGGTTCCAGTCCGGCAAACTTAACGGCATGGAATTCGGTGTCATTTTCAATCCCGACCCCAAAGACGACATGCGCGGCGCACAGCTTTGGGAAATCGTGAGAAACGAGGATTACGGGCGTATGCTTCCCGATGATACCCTTCGTCCGGAAAACGGCGACGAGTATGTCCTTTCCGGTTTCAACATCCAGCTTGTGTCTGACAGATATACCCCCGAAGCCGAACAGGAGCTTAAGGGAAAGGCGCAGGAGTATGCCGACCGACGCAAAAGGGATGACGGTACATATAACACGACCCTTGATTCCGAATGGGTGTATAACGACCGGCTGAGACGCTTCTATGAGTTCGGGCAGAAAGTGTTCCTTGTAAACAGGGCTTTTTTTGAGAACGGGCGCGACAGCCGCATACTCGGTTGGGAGTTCAACCTTGACAAGCCTTGGGACAGCCCTGCATACATAATCGGCGAGAGCATGCCCTATTCCCGTATCGGGGATATGGAAGACAAGATTGATTCCCTGACCTACAAGGGGCAGACATATACCGGCGGCGGAAACGGGGTTTATATAATCAGGACGAACGATACGACAGCCCCTTCCGACAGCAATGTATTCTCGGCACGCAGGTCTTTGGTCTCTTTCTTAAGGAAAGACAAGTCCGATAAGACTGAATATCTTTTGAAACTCCTTGCAGGCGGCGAGTTCGGCGAGTTTGTAGACAGTATGATTGCCGGTAAGGGTGCAGGGATATTTCCTGATGGCCGGGCACAGGTAGAACGGCTGGAAGTCCGCGGTTCACTGTCAGTGCTTGACTTGATAATAAACCAGATTCAAGGAATGGAGTCTGACTACTCCTTTACCGAGATTGGTAAGATAGAATCCGTGGAGGATTTGGGAGAAAATACCTACCGTCTGAAAATAGAGAAACGTACGGACTTCGACTTCATGAAGTTCCAGGAGAATGATGTCTGCTTCTCCATCATTAACACACTGCTTACGGGCGGTTCAGACTATTACACCAGTTGGATGCGTATTCTTACCACCAACAGTGCGGAGAACAGCATAACGGTCGTGCTCTATCCGGACAGCGAAGTGCCTGGAGGCACGAACTATCCGCCGTTGGCCGGTTACAACGTAACCCGCAGGGGTAACAGTACGCTTCCTGAAGAGGGCGGCTTCAACGGTCGGGCGCAGTCGTGGATGATTTCTTCACGAGAAGGTCGGATTATGTTCCTGGCCAATGTCTATAAGCCGATATTGGAGGACTACAATTATGCGCTGACTATCGGAAAACTCCCTAACATCAAGGCACTCGAAAAACTGCCGGTGACAACCGAAGATGTTGGCATCGTTGCACAGACGGTCATTGCCGAGAAATTCTATCAGTTCGATTATAACGGTGATGTCATTCCCAGCAAGGTAGACCGGGGTGTCTGGTCGCTGGAAACGGCCCAGAGCGGCGCTCCTTACCGGTTCGTACAGCACGAACTGTCGAAACCTTCCGGCAGTGAATATACCCTGCTGGAACAGCATACGGTCTACCATCTTGGCTGCAAGTGGGGGTGTCTGTCAGATAAGACAACCGACGAACCGAAGTGGAACTCCCCTTCATGGGGACTCCTTGAGGGCGACAGCAGGTATTCGCTCCAGCTCTCCATTTCAGGCGGGGAGGCATTCGTCATAGGCGGTGTGGATGAGGTAATGTCCGGACGTATATATTTCGGAACTACGGATATAACGGATGATGTGATGGCGGACGATGCTACCGAAGTGGAGTGGTTCCGCAACAGTGGCAATGTACCGGCGGACAACCTCTGGACGCCTGAGTATGTGGACGGAAACAGGCTTGCCATCCATATCGACAACGGGAACCAGCACGGGGTCGGTTCGGATTTCGGTTTTGTCAGCAAGTCCGTGATATTCACCTGCCGGGTATTCTTTCCGGTAAATGGCAGGTTGGAGGAAGTGGATATGAATTTAGGATTTGACATCGTATAAGAATTTATAGGTATATGGGATTAAAGAGTAACAAGCAGTGGGGCCGTATTTACGTTGACCCCCTTTCCCTTCAGGGAGAGATAATAGTATTGTCGGGCAGTCCCGTGCAGACGTATGACAAGCAGTTGCGGGAATACAGCCCTGACCGGACCCTGACACCGCTGGTCATCGTGCCGAAGGTATCGGCGTTCGACGAGAAGACGGTATTCGGTGAAATGGAACTCACGGGGGTGGAGTGGTTCGAGGGCGCACCCCGTGACAAGTCGGCCAACCGCATCGTCGAGGGCGAGTATTACAGCATTTCCGACGGTAGCGGCGGTGTGCCCAAATATGCGCTTACCATCCGGAAGAACATTCCGCCGGAGAAGCCGGTGGAGTATTTCGGCATCGCGATATTCACGGACCCTCGTACGAACCGCGAGGTCAGGGTCGAAAGGAGCATCAGGTCGTATTCGCACCTGTACGACAACAAGGCGTATTCGTTGCGCCTGAAGGGTGATTCCGTGATGGTGACCGACCCGCTTCGCTTGGCCGACCGTTCCGGCTATTGGGACAGGGAGATAGAACCGCAGCTCTATACAGGGACCGAACCCGTGGATGATGAACACGCCGCATACTTCTGGGACATCCTCGAAAACGGAGCATACCGCCCGGTTACACCGGACGACCCCGGTATCGTCTGCCATGACGGGAACGGAGTGTACACCCGCAAGCTGGTATACCAGGCGAAGTATGTCACCGGTGCAAGCTTCCGTGTTCGTGCGTGTGAATATGCGGGCAGCAGACCGCAGGCACCTACAGACGGGCGGCTGGAAAAGGTTATTGAGGTAAAGACGGAGATGGCAGCTTCCCTCAATTGTGAAATTATCCAGACGAAAGGCTTCACCCTTCCCGATGATATGAAGCAGCCGAGCGCCTATGAAATACGCATCTTCGACAACCGCCGTGAATACGGTACAGAGTACGATGACCTTTTCCGTATCACATGGAAAGGCCAGAGTGCGAAGCCGGGCGAGCCGGAGAAGGTGCTGGCAACCGGCGGGCGGACACTGGA